ATAAGCGTGTAATACACTACGCATTACTTCGGTACTATGTTGAGAATTAAAATCTTCAAAATCAAAACAATAAGGTACACCATTTTTTAGCACCTCTTCAACAGATCGAGCCACTTTCTTAGATTCTGCTTCTTGTCCTATTGGGAACATTTTGCTAAGTAGTTCTTCACAACCTGCCATACCAAAACTAGATATTATAAAGTTCGTGTTATCTACACCATAAATAGCACGTTGTTTACCCCACTCATACTTGACTGAGGCTTTGGCAAACATTTCAGGTTTACGTTCAATAAAATAGCTGTAATCAACATCAGGCATAGCACAAAACCCATAAAATTTATGGCGCATATCATGCTCTTGATGCGCAAAAGCTTTATCTTCTTCATATTGAGAGGAATAGGCTCCTGTTGGTGCCCACTGCCATCTCGAGTCCCAAAAGTTTTTCCAATTATACATTTTAGGGCGACCACCTAATTGTCTTAATCTTGCGAATAGAGTGCCAGCCTCTTCGAAAATACGCTTAGGATCAATATTTGCAACATTCGGTTTTTGCCTATGTTCTTGTTCTAGTGCCCAATCAATCTCGCCAACGCCCCTATTGACTAGTACCTCTAATTCGAAGAAAGGAGATAGATCTATATTGACATTATTTTGGAGTGCTTTAAGCCGTAAAGAGAAATTCTTTTTAATGTAAGTAGAGAAATGTTCAACAGAAGTGTATTTAATATGTAATATATCAGATTTATTTATTAAAGATCTAGCCTCCTTTGGTAGTAGTAACAGCCACACTAGTGTACCAATAAAGAAACTATCATGTACACCAATTGCAACTAATTGTTCGAGTAGAGCCATACCAGGGCCAATGATCGCAGCAATTGTGTCATAATTCAAGTTGGATAACTCCTTAATCGTAATATGCCTTAAATGTTTCGCAGAAACCTTAGTCTTGATTAGTTCCAACTTACCCATAAGGACTGATCTTACCCCTTTATAGTTAGGCCTTACTTTATAATTAATAGAGCGCTTTGACATATAAAAACAATATTCCAAAATATTGTTGGTATGTATAGTGCCGAATGGAAACATATCTGGCCCGTACTGTATTCTAGAGATACGTAGTAAATGAGGAGAAGTTAAACCCAGAATACTCGTAGTATTAGAAAGATATAAAGCAGAAACGTTTAAATAAGGAAAATAAACACATTGAACAGGTACAGCACAGCTGCCTAGATTATAGTTTACAACACCATGTAACCTAATGTTTGGTATTATGTCATATAAAACGTGTGTTGAAGACAAGAAAGGTACTACCTGAACAATGTTGTTAGATGTATTTATATACAAAGGTATATAAGATACATCCTTCAATGGTCTGTTTCGTCTGGTGGTATATCTTCTGGTCTCGGTCCAGTGTCTGTCTCCGGCAACTGTAATTGCCCTACATTTACTTCCAACGGTATGGCAATTTCTGGATAGGCCACTTGAAAATCCGAATCATCCGCATTATAAGTGGAGTACAATAAACAGTTATATGCTTTGGGCATCTTAGTAGTCATTAAAATCCTATCCGCACTTAGATAAGATGTTGGGTTAGACGAAGCAGGTAAGGCGTTATA